CCTATAAACACGCCAAATATTATTGTCCGTATATATTATAGCCAATTCATTTGGATTTACTTGTATATTGCCAAAGTTTACATAAATACCATCTGTTGTAGTCAAATAGAATACATTTGCATCGGGTGTTCCGGGATTTGTGCCGGGTATGGCTATTCCTGCAAATGTCGCATTTTCTCCAATTACAGATACAATACTTTTTAATACATTTTGAAGTATTGCCCCGGTAATTTCTTGATTGCCATTTGTTTTTATAACATCCGCAATCGCTTGTTTTAATTCTTGATAATTCGCCATAACTAATTAATTTAATCGTTATTAAAATCATTATTGTAATCGCTGTTAAAATCGCCAATATTTGCCCCTAAATATCCACGACCTATTTTTTTAACGACGGTTGCTGTCTGAAATTCTATTTCCACGCTCGCCAAATCTCCCTGCGTCTGCCATTTTGGGGTAATTAGAAACGTATCGCAATCGTATTCCCTGCCGTATTTATCCGTTATGTGTATATAATCAGCCATACGAATAAAACGCATAACATCGCATAAGTATTCCGGTGCCAATATAGTACATTTGAACGTCTTTACCGAAATTTGTTTTTCCGGGAAAAAATAACCGTCCCTTTCCTCGCCGTCCTCTTCAAATTCATAATCCGGTTTTCCTAACTCGGTACAAAGATATAACATGTTTTTGAATGTCGGATTTTTATAAACTATTTGTCCGGCGTCAAACACTAAATTTTCAATGTCCCACCAATCAATTTTCAAATAACCGGAAACGTCCTGCACAACCGTAAACATTTCAGAATACCACGTTTGAACGCCATCAGATAACCGCAAATAATAAATTCCGTCAAACTGATTTAACGGCATGGGTAATATTGCCGGGTATAATATTACATCATATCCCAACGACTGAAACCGGACAACTTGCAATCCGGTTTCCCTCATGTATGTTGTTATATTTGCAATTTGTTTTCCGGTTTTATCATATAGAATAACAGACGTAACAGAATTTGAACGGGTATTTCTTATTATCTGAAACGGCAATAATCTATCAGCCGGTGCGAACAATGGGTATATTTGCCCGTATGCGTAACTTTTACGGTGGTTCTGCTGCTCTATTGACGTGTACCACGGCAATACGCTTATATTGTTATTCTGTATCATATTTCAACGTTGCTTTAATGTTTCGACTACACAAATTTACGCTTAATTTATCAACTTGACCGTTACCGATATACGTTTTTATTAGTTGCATCGGGTTTGGGTCGTCATTTGCCGGAAAACTAAACGTTTGTTTCTTCTTTCTCTCAATACCGTATGCGTAAACCTCGGAACCGTTTATTGATACACGACGGGCGGGTAAATCATATAACCAATACGGGGATTGCAGATTGATAAACGCCAAATATCCGTTTTGCAAAAAGTATTCGACCCCGTTAATAGTTTGGCGGGTAAATGGTAATATCCATTGCGACCCGGACGTTGGCGGAACGGCGGCAAACAAGGCGAACCCGTCCGAACTCATATTGCCGGGGTTTAACAACATCATATCAATATCGGACGTAAAGTTTGATATATTAATTTCCTCAACCTTTCCGGGCGTTACATACTTGCTTATTACTTGTATCGGCAACCCTTCAAATGCCGCCGTAACGTCGTCCATCCATTCAAATTGGTAACGTTCCGGCAAATCGACCTTATCAAACGAATATTCCGACGTGTTGAACGCCCACGGTTTCCCGTTGCGCAAATTCAATTCCTTTGTCAAATCGTGGCTTAATATAGCCCCGCCGGAATAGGAACCGCCATTGCGGAAATATTGGATATGTTCGATTTTAAATTTGCCGTCCTCAATGAACCAATAACATTTAAAACAATCCCGTAACATATTGGTAAATTGTTGTAAGGTCGTCGCGGCTTTTTGTGCGGGTTGCTGATATTCCCCGTTTATAATATTGGTTTTCTGTGATACAAGCAAACGGAAATTCAACCCGGATATTGGGTTGTTACCGCTGTATAAAAATTGACTGTATTCCGC